CAGAAGATAACGAAATGATCTTTAATAAGATAGTAGGTTTGCAAATCAAAAAAATAAGGTTTATGCGTGGCAAAACTTTGACTAGATTGGGTAATGCACTAGATGTTACTTTCCAGCAAATCCAAAAATACGAGGCTGGTAAAAACCAATGTAGCCACATTAACCTTAAAAAAATATGCGAATATCTATCAGTAGATATTTCTTATTTTACAAAGCCGATTGATGATGCTAACTTAATATTAAATAAAACAGGGAGAATCAGTAATGTCTATCAATTCAATAACAGATACATGGCAAGATAGAAGAATCAAAGCCATGAATCGAATAATAAAAAACAATAAGTTTGCATCAGAACATCTGATTGAAGAATATGTAGGTGTGTTGCAATCTAAACATAAAACTAAACAAGAATATAAAAGGGAGATGTATGTCAATTATAACTACTGAGCATGGCCATCAGATAGAGTTTAACGAAGAAAAGCATGTCTATATCCATAACAACGAATATGTTGTGGGTATGAGTACCTTACTTGGAAAGTTAGCGAGTCCAATGTTAGAAAATTGGAAGATAAGCAATATGGTAAATGCTATTAAAAAAGAAATGGAAAGACAGGAAATTCCATTAGATAAAATAGAATCTATTGTTTTAAATGCTAAGACCAATGCAAAGAAACAAGGAGATAACATTCTTAATATAGGCTCTATGGTTCATAAATATTGTGAGATGTGGCTTAAAGGAGAAAAATTTACTGACCCAAGCGACCCTGTAGTTAAAGGTTGCTTTGATAAGTTTAAAAGGTTTTGGACAAAGCATAAGTTAAAAGTAGTGGAGTCCGAAAAGATTTTATACTCTGAACGAGGATTTTGTGGAACTTTAGATTTAATTGCTAAAGACCCTGACAATAATCTTTGGCTCATAGATATAAAAACTTCAAAAGGTTTATTCTTAAACATGGTTCATCAGTTGCATGGATATAAGTTAGCCTATGAAGAACAAACTGGTAATAAGATAAATAAGATGTACATAGTTCGATTGCCTAAAGATGGTGCAGATTTCGAGGCTAGACACATCTTATATAAAAAGGAACACTTAAAAGCATTTCTTGGATTACTAAGCTGTCATAAATCCGAGTTAATCTTCAATGAGTCAGTACGCAACTATAATAAACTAAAAAAAGGAAAAACAAATGTATCAAAAAAATAACTACGACTTACCATTCTGTGGATTATCTATGAGATTATTCCCAACAGGAAAACAAAGTCCAAAATATGAATATTCAGGAGAGGCTAGTAAAGTTAAATTCACTTGCAGTTTAACTAAAAAAAAATACAGCTTATCTCAAGTTAATGATTGGTTTATGACACCTGAAGTTCAAAAATATACTAAAGCTGGATATGTTTTAAAGTATATGACTAAGACTCAGGAAAATAGTAATCCATCTCAATATGCTAAAAGTAATTTAGAACAAATATTTTGTTTAGTGATGGTAAAACCTTATCAACCTAAGAATGATAATGTAGATGGCCTGAAACCTATTTCTCAGGCCATGCCACCTTATGCTTCACAGTTTGCACCTGATAATGCAAAGCCTGTAGAACAATCTGATATGGACGACGAGATACCATTTTAATGACTAAATTATCTGAAACTCAAGAGCAACTTCTTAGCGATCTCTTTAACTTAAAAAAAGATTTCGCTATTAAGTTAGAGGAGATACAGGCATTGTATATGGAAATTAAATCTTTGAATAAAAAGATTGTTAGATTAGAAGAAGAAAATCACAATCTTAAACAACAAATAAAACAATTAGAAAAAGAAGCAGAGGAGATGTTATTATACCCATGATTATATTCGGAAAAACTAAACAAGATTGGAAAGTGTTAGAACTACATTATAGGAGAGAATGGATTTGTTTTGTAATAGGATTTTTAATAGGAGTAATATTATGAATAATATTTTAGAAAAAATAGAAGAAAGATTAGATAAAGTAATATCTGATTTAGAAAACATTAATGATAAAAAACTAATAAAGCCAATAGATGATCTTGAGAGTATTAAAGGATTAATTATTACACATGATATTCTAAAATTATCTGGTCAAATTGGCTGGAATATAAAAAAGGAAAATAAAAATGACATATAATTTAATAACAGATTGTGAATTTAATGGTCAATTAACTATTAAATCAACTGATAGTAAAAATAAAACAATAGATATAAATTTTGAATTTGGTACACAAGGTCTTAATGGGCAAATTATATCTTTTTCAGGAACAAAAGGTAAAATTTATATTGAAACAATACTTCAATCAATGTGTCAAGCTGGTTTAGAAGAAATAAAGAGGCAATAATGAGTTTAAGCAATAAATCCTACGAAGAATTAGAAAAAGCCTCACAAGAATGGTCGGAGTGGCATAAAAAAGTAATTATTTTAGAAGATGGTAAAAAAGCCATGTTCAGTAAATTATTTCTTAAATATAAATTAGAAACTAAAACAGTTATCGAGGCAGAGCATAAAGCGAGAACAGATGCTGAGTACAGAGAAATCGTAAAGCAATATGCAAATGCTGAAGAAGAATTAATTAAAGCTAGGTATCATTATAATAATTTAGATAAATATATAAGTCTAAAACAATCTGAATTGAAAAGAGATTTAGCTTTGAATAGTAAAGTTTAACAAATTCTATAAATATAGTACTGTATTTATAGACAGAGCCATCAGCGAGAGTTGGTGGCTTGTTAAAAAGAATTTTGGGTAGAATAAAGATAGTTTTTAAACATGGCTATCACTTTGAATTGACCCCAAAATAGCTAGGGTGGTTTTCTCTCCCTCTACCACCCTAGTTTCTAGTAATCTCTAAATCTTTTAAATTAGTTTTTTCTGTGATTGGAGTTTCTGTATATTGATAATCTACAACTTCAACATCTTCGTGTCGTTCAAGTTCATATAGAGCATTTAACAATCTTGGTTTATCCGGTGCAGTATCTATAAATCTAAAACAAACAAAATGGTTATAATCTTTCCATCTTGATGATATTTCAAATTCTACATCTACAATAATTGCGTCTATGTCCATCAGATCATATTAGCGATTTTTATATTTTATGAAATGCTATTTTTTAGAAGTAAATTTCTTGACAGTATTTACACCAAAACTTGCACCAACTATTGTAAGAATTATTATCCAAAAATAATCACTAGCATATTCAAGTATTTCCCAACCTCTTAGCATAGTGTCTTGGAATTGTGGTACAAAATGAAATACAAATATTAAACTAAATACAACAACTAACCATTCATCTTTAAAAGAGTTTTCTTGTTGTCTTATTTGTTCTACAGATACTGTTTTAACGGCCTCTATTTCTTTAGCTTTAATAATCTTATCTTTTTCTAATTTATGCTGAATAGCACCAATAGTTTTATTAGCGATTATCTTTGTTAGTGGATTTGATAATAGTTTAAGCCAGATCATAAATAAGTATTAGCAGTTAAAATAATTATTGCTGACCAGTATAGCACAAGGAAAGAATAAATTAAATATAGGAATTTCATTGACTCCTAATATTCCTTATTTTTTATTTTTCAATAATTCTTTTGCTAATTCGCAATAATGGATAATCTTATTCCACTTCTCGGTAGGGTCTTCTCCAGCTTTATTTCGGAGTGCGTATTTTATTATATTGCCCTGTATAAAATCAAGATTATTTTTAACTATAAACTCAATAGGCTGTATCTTATACTCCTTATAATGATTGCCACCTATTTGCTTATCAATGGCTCTCTGTGTGGCTGTATGGGGCTTTAAACGGCTTTTCTTAGACAATTTTCCCTATCCAATTACCTTTTTTATCTAAAACCATTGGAAATAGTCTAGGCTGACCATCTATAATAGCACCTGTACCTATTACAAATCTCAATCTAAAATTTTTTGAATAACCAAAGGCAAGACTCGATTGTTTTGTTAAGCAACCACATTGTAAAGACCAAACTAGATTATCAGGGTTACTAAAATATTGAATATTAAACTTACTGTGAAAATGAAACTGGCAAACATTCTTTCCATACTGCATGGCTAATTTAAGGCCATCTGCTGACATACCATGAGTAAAATAACATTCTGAACCATCACTTAATTTAAGGTTTAAATCATCTACCCATTTCCATTTATTATCTACTTCTAAAAATTCGTTGTAGTGTCTTAAATATGCTCTTGGCATACCATGTTTTAATGCTTTTCTATAAATTAATGATGAGTGATTAGAATGTAATATTAACATTTCAGGAAATATCTTTTTAAGTTCCCAAATGTATTTTTTAGATTGTCTTAATTCATCTCCAGCACTAGGTAAGTCAGGGTCGCTATCGTGAAAACTTAATGCGTGTTTATCTAATTCATCTCCACCACATACGATTAGATCAGGATTAATTTTTTTCTTTAATTGTTTTAAAAAATCAAATGCTTGAGGGTGGTGGTATGGAATATGTAAATCTGAAATACAAAGAATTGATTTATAACTCATACAAGTATGTGTTGTATATTATTTAGATAAAAAGTAAAGCACCTGTGCTAAAAATATCACAGCTACTGCACCAATGCCATATATGATCTTATCACTTAGGCTATCAAACTTATTATCTAATTTTTGATTTATCTTCTCTATGTCCTCATGCATATGAGCAAGATGATTATTCTTAATTGTTGAAATATCTTTTTTTAATCCTGTAACATGACCATACAACGATACGATATGTTCGCCAGTTGTTTTAGGTCTTTTGCTCATTAGCTTTGAACAACTTTCTCTAGGATTAATTGAAACCCAGCAGAAATAGAAGTGGTAGCATCTGCTTTGGCTCTTATTTCTAAATCTGATTTTTCTGATAAAATTTCAGGCACTAAATAGTCTTTTCTAAATGGTGTTCCAAATGAAGTAATTAATGATTTAGTTTGAAAAGTATTTCCATTTAAAGGTCTTTGCATAAATTTAGCCTCAACTTCTTTTTGCTTACTTGTTCCAACAT